TAGCAGTTACAACTTGCACTACACCGTTGTCGCCCTCGTCAAGCGTTTTGTTTCCGGTTACAGCTTCGCTAGCTGCTCCGACATGGCCAATTAAATGTGTTGCCATTTATTTATCCTTTCTTTAACTTTTCTCGTTCACTTTGTATGAACTTTTTGTGTTCGCTAGTCGCTAGTACATAACCAACTCTTACAGCAGCGTCCGCATGAGGTATTGAGTTTGCTTCGAGCCATTTACCAGACTTCTCATGAAAATAAGTGCCTGGTTGATTAACTCTACGGCCATCTCCGTAGCTCTCTGTTCGTTGCTGTCCTTTTGGTAAGTCTTGCATTTTTTACTCCTTAAATGGATGTAGACTAGGCTATTTGGTGAACACGGATTGCTGCGCCCTTGTTGCTTGGAATAAAGGCATCGTAGTAACGACGACCCTCTGCAACAGCACCATCAATACCCTGAACATCAGTTAGAACACGAACGCTGTTCATCTTGGTAGGTGATACCAAAACTTTGTCGCTTACAATCATGAAACCAGTGTTAGCTGGTAGGTAAGCAGCTGGTACACGGTGAATCTTCATTCCGTCTACTTCGCCTAATACACCCTTTTTCAAGTCTTTGTAAGTTGTGTCAGCATCACGAACAAACTCAGGGTCACGCTTTAGCAAGTTGTAAGTCGTAGGAGTTACAAATAGGTGTACACCGTCAGTTTCGTAGGTAGCTTCATAAAGAGCTGCTGCCTGAGTCAAAACTTTTTGGTAAACATCGTTGTAAGCTAATGCGCTTGTTGCGCTCTGAGAGTTAGCTACTGCGTAAGCGTGTAACACACCCAAGCGGTACTTGTCGGTTGCTGGAACAGATACTTCTTTTAGTTGCCTTTTAACAGCTTTGTTAGCTTCTTGTACTAACATACTGTCGTTCAAGTTACCCTTATCAACAGTAAAGGTGAAAGCCTTGTCCTGAGATAGAGTAAATGTTTGCTCACCTGTACCCAATTCAACTACGTCACCAAAACGGTTAAAACCGTTGCGTACATAGTCAACTTCGGCTACTGTGTCTACATCGTAAATTGTTACTGATTTTTTGCCATTGAAGTCTAGGCGGATTCCCTTGTTAATGATGTCGGCAGTTTGTGCCTCAAGGAAATATCGCTCATCAACTACATCTAAGTGGCTTTGCGCCCAATTTTGAGCCATGACTATTGTCCTTTCTTACACCCATGGCCCTTGCTACTTAATTAAGTAACATCTCCATGAGTGGGTCTTTTTCGGTGGTTTTCTTGTGAGAGCTGGCTGGTTCGCTCTTTGCCAAGTTCTGTTGTGCGGTCTTGTGACCTTTGGCTTGATTGACTTTCGCCTCTTTGCCCCACAGTCCTGTCCACTTCTTAGCTTTTTCGTAAAGTGAAGCGTTTACTCCAACAACGTTGCCCCACTCGTCTACTTGCACATAGGCTTTCTCAAACATTTCGGTAAACTCTTGAAACAAGTCTGGTCGAAAATCTTTCGATTCGTTGTTTAAGATTGCCATGTCAGGGTCGGCTTTGATGCGCTCAAACTCAGTCATAATACGATTCTCATTGGTTTGGACGGCTTGGTTATACCGTTCCATTTCAATTTGACGTACTAGCTTGTCTGCTGCGCTTTCGGCTTCTCCTACATACTCTTGTTGCGCTTGTAAAAGTGCTGCCTCTTGCTGGCGTCTTGCTTCTCGTTCTGCAATTCTCGCTCTGGCGTATTCAGCGTTTCGAGCTTTAATTGCTTCCGCATCTTCTTCTGATTCATCTTGCGATTCATCTTCTGATTCCTCGGCTTGCTCTTGAGTTTCCTCTTGAGCGTCCTCTGCTGATTCATCTTGCGATTCTTCGGCTTCGGGTGCGTCTGATTCTACTTGCGTATCATCTTCGGCTGCCTCTTGAGATTCATCTACCATCTCTATCGGCTCGTTGTCATCTTCAAGGTCTGACATAACCACTCTCCTATCTCTGCTGTTAAGGGTGCGACCCTCTGCTAGTTAATGTTGCGAACATGGTGCATGGAGGAACACCAGGCGATAGTCAAAGGAGGATGACTACCGCTTGCTATCCCTCAAGCGTTGAAATGTAACTTCAAGCGACTCAAGTTCTCCTTTCTTAGCTCGTAATAACTCAGCTAATAACTGATAGGCTTTAATCTGTGCGGTGGCTGGTACATTGGATTCAAGGTCAATGTTGGTTAGCTTCTCGGCTTCAGTAGCTTGGTCACTAAACCATTTAGATAAGTCTTTAAGTACTGGTAGTGATTCTCTGATTACTCTCAGTTCTTCGTTTTCAATCTCTTGGCGTTCAGCTGGTACGCTTGGTGCGTAAAACGAACCCTCATTTGGTAGTAAGTCCATTAGTTACCCTCCATTAGTGACGCTACGATTTGTTCGGTTGGCATACCTTGTCGCATAGCTGTTACTGCTATTTGGATTTGTTCTTCATTAAAGCCTCTTTGCCCTAAAGCCATGACAAGTTCTTCTTCTTCTACTGATAGTTCTTCATCGGGTAGTTCTTGAGGCATCTCCTGAGCTTCTGTTGGTAGCATTTGTTCCTGTGGCATCTGCTCTTGCATCATCGCTTCTTGCTCGGCTTGCATTTGTGCCATTTGTTCTTGTTCGAGTACTTGGTTGATTTCTTCTTCGGTGAACTTGATATCTTCGGGGTCTTCTAAGCCAAACTTATCGACTAAGCGGTTAATGAGTTGCATTTGCTTTGCTTGTGGTAGTCCACCCATACCCTGCATCAGTTCCATAAAGGCGGTAATCTTTTCGACTTGGTCTTCGTCTTCACGAGCTTTAGAAGTAGCAGCATCTACTTGTACGTTGACTGGTTCTTGCCCTAAGAGTGAGTAATCAACAATAACGGTGTCTGATTCTTCATCTTTCCAAGTGATAATATCGTTGCCCTCTGGTAGAAGTTCACGCAGTTTAGCGGCTGTTTTGGGGTCTAAATCTTCTTCAATAACACCGTCAGTTTCAGCAAAAGTAAGATTAAGCATGGTTTCACAAATACGTCCGTACCATGTTTCAAATTGTTTGCGTAGGTAGTTATCTGATACGCCCAATCGTTCTTGTAGGGCTTTTACTCCTGCTTGGGTCTTACTGAATCCAGGGTTGCCAGCTTCTTGAGATATTGAGGTGTCTTGAGTACCTGCAATGTTTAAGATTTGTGACTTAACAAGTCCAAAAGTCTGTGGAAAGTTGTTTAATGCACTTGAGTTGATACTGACAGGCTCGACATCATTCTGCGGAGAATTACCCATATCCCATATAGCGTTAGGAATGTACTTGAGTGCGCCCTGTGGTATGTCACCACGCTTTTTGAGTGGTGGGTTGTACATCAGGGCTTGCATATACTGGAATGCCTGAGTGTGTGAATCAAGGAGGTTTTGCATACCGCCCACAAAGTCGATGATTGAGCGTCCTACTGGATTAGATAAGTCATTCAAGTAATACAGTGTTTCAATAGGCATCTTGCCCCGTGGGTCTTTGTTTACCTTTTCACGGTAGATAGTGCCGTCTTCAGGGTCGAATGAGTAGAATGTTGCACCTATGCCGTCTTGGAATGCGTGAATAAGTCTAATGCCCTCGGCATCTTCTTTGTCGTTTTCACGTTCAGTAGCGGTCTGTTGGTCTTCGTTTTTGGTAGATTTCTTTGTCTTGAGGTTCTTGAGCTTCTTAACATCCCACCCCTCTGGTGCGGTTTCGATAATGTAGTCGATGTCTGATTCTTGATACCAAGCCTCTATAAACATAAAGGCAGATTCTTTGTCGCTTATCTTACCTTTCTGATAAAAGACATGGGTAATATACGGCAGCTTGAAGTTAGCCCGTATTTCACCTTGGTAAGCGTCCATGAAGATATAGGCTGGTTGTGAGCCAAAGGTCATAGCGTTACTACCAGCTCGCCAACACTTAATTAACGGTTCGGCTTGGCAGTTAGCGTTAGGTACGATGTCTTCGTTTAGTTTCCAGTTAGCAAAAACATCCAACCATTCGCCCTCGCTTGTAGCTACGTTTACAGAGGGTAGTTGTTGG